AAATAATATTACATTTAAAGTTGAAGACTCTAAAGTAAATGGAACAAAGACATTATCATTTGGTTTGTCTAATTACAATGTTCCAAATTTATCAGGTGATGGTGAGTTAGCAGTAAAATTTACTATTTCAGGTGCTACTACAGGTACAATAACTAGGACTCAATATCCAGTCAAAATGACTATTATTAATTTGTAAAGGAAAAATAAATGGCAACATGTACAGCAAAATTAGATCTAACAGCTCTAGATGATAGAGTATTAGAACTTTATCAAGCTTTAATGAAAGCATCTACTGATAAAGATAGTATTTACCTAAAGGCAAAAGAAACCCTTCAAGCGATCTTGTATGATGCTGAACTAGATGCTAGAGAAAAAGCTAATATTCTTTCACAGACTATTGCTAGTATGGTTAATGGTATGTCTGCACAGTCACTGCAAGCAGCTATTGATTTAGCTAAGGATGATCGTGATGCAGAATATGTATTATCTAAATTATGTTCAGAGATCGGTCTTATTGATCAACAAAAATTAAAACTTATCGCTGATACAGCAAACGTTGAAGAAGACACAAAATTAAAGATTGCACAGAACTGGAGAATGCAGGCAGAACTACACCGTGACTATGGTATTATTCCTGATAATCTTGACTTTGCACACGAGGTACTTGATAACATCGACTACGATGAAACATATGGTACTAAATATGAAAGCATTCGTTTAGCACAAGCTAATGTGTATACAGGATATGCACAAGCGTACAGACAATACGGTCTTGTTGATGTTAATGTAGATACTGCAGGTCTACTTGCAAATACTACAACGGCTGATACTGATGGTCTTGTTTATTGGCAAACACGTGTTGCGGAACGTAACGAAGAAGGATTTGATGATAATATGCGTCAACATGTTGCTAATAGTTCAGCAACTATGATTAGTATGCTTTTAAGTTCAGAACAAAGTGGTATTGATTATTCACCATATCTGTCTAACTGGTCAAATGCGATTACATACCTTAACACAACAAAAAATCAAACTGCTGGTGCTGTATTGATTACAGTATTTGCATCTCTTAGTATTGGTACTGGACGTACTGTTACAGGTACTACTAGTAATATTCCTGCTGGATCTTCTGTTACAGTATACGCAACATCTACACTTGCAGGAAATACAGTAACATCTGCTGTAGCTGTAGGTATCGTTCAACTTGATGGTACTTGGTCTGCTGTTCTTGCTCCTGAAGCACTTAATGAACTAGAGATTACAACTGATGGTATGATCTATGCTAGAGTAATGGATAGTACAGGTATTCTCAGAACTGATTCTGATACTATTGAAATTGTAGCTTAATAGTGAGATTACTATGTATATAGTAGAAGATAGAGTAACCCCTACCATTGGGGCATATATGAATGGATTAGCTTTTAAGAATAAATTTCTTAGAACCTTTCCAACAGAAACTATGGGGGATGGTACTGTAGTTTTTGGTAATTTCTATGTATACAGTAACGATGCAGTACACAAAACAGATACCGATTTAAAGATATATAAATTACTTGGTATAAATCCTAATGATATAAATAAAAGTGATTTTAAAGGTGTTAAGTCATATTGGGTAGGACTTTCTCCACAATTTACGTCATATGATTTAACACTAACAGAACTTAAAAATTACATAAACAACAATTCATCTATTGATGTAGCTTACAAAGAAGAAGTAGTTTATGATCCTATTGATACAGATGCTCCTAGATATGTAACAGATATACAGATTATAGATCTACTTAAGTCTAAATTTTATTATGCTAACTTCCCTGCAGAAGATAGTTTCCCTTTAGTAGCTTTAGCACTACTAGATACTAATAGTGTACTATTTGATATCTCAATCAAAGTTAATACTAAAACATTATCTGATCCTATAATTATTAATGGCAGAACCTATAATCAAGTATCACCTAAACTTCTTAGAGCTAATACTACATTAACTATTACACGAAAGACTGATGTTGAAGATGTTACTGTACAAACCTACTTAAATAATGTAATAGCGCATATAGCTTCTATTAGAACAGGATATACATCTACGTTTAACAGATATACGTACACTGTTAGTTCACCTATGCTAGTATCTGTATACGATAAAGAAGTCAGTGTAAACAAACAGCTATTATACATGGTATCTACTATGAATCCGGCATATGATTCTAACTTAGTATATTTTGATATCGTTACAGGGTATAGAATAAAATATGAAGGTTTACGCAATATTAAATCTACACTATTCGGCGAGACTGTAAGTACTCTGCTTAAATCGGATTATAAACGAGATAGAGGATCTCCGCTAGAACGTTTTATAGGAGCTGTTGTATCGTTAGCACTTATTGCTGTTGCACTAGTAACATACCAGTATCAGTTTTTTGCTTATTATGTAGTAGGTGCTACACTAGCGTTAGCTACACTATCCTATATATTCGCTAAAAGCGGGGATTATGGAATGACAAGTATCATCGGTAAGAGTATACAAATGTTTTCTGTAGCTACTGCTATGATATCATTTGGTGCAAATATATCCAAGTTTAGTAACACTATAACTGCTGTATCATTAAAAGACATAACCTTAGATACAATCACATCTACTATTAAAGATGCATTTGATGTAGTTGTAGAAAAAGCAATTACATCACCAATGATGTTCATATCAGATACTCTTAATACAGTATTTAAAGTGTATACAGAAATAATTAATCCAGTAGATTCAACTACAAGTAGTCAAAAAGAACTTGATAAAACTAGAGAAGAACTTGATAGTTTATCGTCTCCAGATACGATAGATAATGTACGAAGAATAATGTCAGATAGATACTCTAATATTTATGATGCCAATGAGGTATTAGATAATGTTCCATACCTAATGACACAAGGTAGAATAGATAACGCTATGACTAAATACTATAAATAAAGTTTACCTTAAAGTTAACTTTGCTATAATGTAGCATAAGCTTATATTTCACGTGAAGGATAACAAAATGGATGAGAACCTACTTAGAATGCTTGCAGCTAGTGGGTACGGTACTGGTATTCCCGGAACAGGGATTGCTACTACAGGTGCTACTGGTGCAGGTTTTATGCCAGAAATGGATTACAGATCATTCCTACAAAAAGTTGGAGATTTAGGTGCTCTAGATCAAATGAAAGCAGGACTTGGTGTAGGTCAACTCGGTCTTGGAGTTCTTAGCTATATTGACCAAAAGAGACTTGCTGATAAACAAAACAAGTTAATGGGACAACAAATAGAACAAAATAGATTTTTGATCGATCAGGCTAAGCAACGTCAGAACGATATCAAAACTCAATTCGGTAGTGGCGGATTAGCTGCTAAGTATATTTAAGGATAAGATATGCCATTAAGAGCTGATTATAGTACCTTTAGACAACCTATTGATCCTACTAGAACCGCTATTGGAGCATTGTCTGATCTACAAGGGCAAATCTTTGCAGGACAAAAACACCAAGATTTACTTGCACAGCAAGCTATAGAGAATCAACTAAATAGGGATAGATTTGGTTTATTCAAAAGTGCTGAAGAGCGCGCACAAGCAGACTACAATAGAAAACTATCTCAAGATATAGCTCTAGGTAAAGCATTAGGTGGTATTTCAGATGTAACGTCAACTACAAATGTTATTCCTGGTACTACATCTCAGCAATTAACAAATGCTGGAGAAATTGCTGCTGCTAAATCTGCTCTTCTTGCTGATCAAGCGGCAGGACAACAACAATATAAAGCTGGTGAACTATATTCTCGTCTATTACAAGATGAGCTTGCTAAACTACAGTCTTCAAGTAACAAGTATGCTCAACCTACAATGAGAGATGCTCTAGGACTTAACGCACCATCTGCTCCTACAAGAGAATTGCCTAGTTATGTAAATCCGGCAAGTTCTGCTAAGTATAATGAGAGTAAAGGTATTCTAGATTATCAAGCAATGAATCGACTAGTAGCATCGCCAAGAACTCCTACCGATCGTTCACAATATGATCAATCGTTGTTTGAGCAAGCGCATAAAAATGCATTACAAAAAGCAGGTATTACTGATTCTAGTGGTAGGGTAGTTCTTCCTGATTATAAAGGTAATATAACTGTACCTGAAGAACAATACAGAACTATTACAACACCAGGACGTACAGAAACTACTAAAATGGATAGAGCAGACTGGCTTACTAGAGAACTTAGACGTGGAAAAGATTCTGGATTAGGCGGAGCTGCATTTAAAGATTACCAAGATGCTGTAACAAAAAGAGCGGATCAGTTATTTGGTTCTAGTAAAGGATTAACTGTAAGTGAGCAGTTAGCTTTACAAAAGTACGGCGATCAACAGTTGAAAGAAGCTTCAACTATTAAAGATTATAAAAATACATATCCAGATATGCCAGACAATATTACTACATCTGAAGGCGCAAAAACGTGGATTAGTAAAAATAAAGGCGTTAGCGATAAAGATACTGGATTTAAAGCACAGTTATATAAACGTCTTCACGGTAAAGATGCAGGCGATATCGCAGCTATTGATTCATGGTTACAGGCCAATGCAGAAAATCTTAATAAGATGAACACTACAGAGAAAAACGCGTTACTAGAAAAACTTACTGCCATGTATGAAGGTGAAAGTAGTTTTGACCTTACAGATATTCTAGGTGGTTCTGCTGCTGGAGATGTATTTGATAGTTTACAGTAATTAAGCTTCTTTTAGGAGCTTTTTTGCTATACTCTTTTTATTATATTTTACCTTAAAGGTACAGAATGCCATTTAAATACGACTATAGTAACTTTAGTTTTGATGATTTTAAGTCACAAGTTGCTAATCAAAAATCAGAAATTTTATCACAAGCTAAAAACAATAAATTAGCTAATTTAGCCGCTAAATCTGGTATTGCCAATGAAGATGTGTTTCGTGCTGGTATGGATCAAACTTATGCTGCACTTAATTTACTGAATACAGGCAATGAAGATCTTATCAGTAAAACAATGCGTCCTAACGGTAAAGGAAGTATTTTTGGTGATGATATTCCTTTAAACTTACAAGTAGAACGTGCTACAGATAATGAGTTTGGCTACTTTGGTAGACCATTATCAGATGTACGTGGTGTTGGTGGCAAGAGTATTTATGAGACATTTAATACTCCTGAACAAGATACTTCTTATAACTCTCGTTACGCTGATAAACCAATCACCGGAGAGTTTAAACCAGCCCTTCTTAAACGTATTACTGATATGGACTCAATGACGTTTCAAGGCGTTACTGATCAACAAGGTAAACCTACTGAAGATCGTATTGCTGGTGTAGATGCTTATGAAGTATTTCATGACGATGCACAATCGAAAAAATATTTTGAATCAGCGCAAGGACAAGCCAAACTTGATAGACAAAAAGAACATTTAGCTAATTTCGGTATTATTCCTAAGCAACAAGAGCAACTACAGGCAATTGATACAGGCTTAGATGCACTAAGAAATCGTTTAAAAGAACGTGAATCGTCTAATAACTACAGTGCTGTAAATAAACAAGGCTATGTAGGTGCATATCAATTTGGAATCGCTAGACTTAAAGATCTTGGCCTAGTAGATAAGAATGCTCCTGATAACAATAGTGCATTGAATAATCCTAACGTATGGACAGGTAAATATGGAATAAAGAGTAAAGAAGACTTTTTAAGTTCTGAGGATGTACAAGATACAGTAGCTACTGAACATCTTAATAATTTAGCTGTTATGTTATCAGGTAATGCTACTGATGAAAAAGATTTATATGGCAAAATTGCTGCTGCACACCTATTAGGTGTACAAGGATCAAAAGATCTCAGTAAAACTGATGCTAATAAAACTAGTGGACAAGAATACTATGATCTTGGTAGTTCTGTAATAGGTACACAACCTACTAGTAGTAAAGAGACCGTATCTACTGTACAAAAAGAACCGACACTAACGGCGGAATCTTTTAGAGGAGTAGATCAAGATAGTATGTTAGGAGAAGCGTTAGATATTGCACAATCAAGCCTTCTTCAACAGTACGGTAAAACAGCAAAAGCTGTTAATAAAGCTGCCGTAGCTATTGGTGAAAGTCTTGGAATTAATAAAGACACAATGGAAGGTATTTTCCATGATGATTCTATGTTTGGTGGTAAATTTACTGAATATGCTAAACAAGAAGTGTCTGACAAAATTACGGGTGTAATGGCTAAAACTCGTGAAGAACAAAAAGCTGGTATGGACAAAGCACTAGAATCCATTAAGACTGGAAATTATGCTGATGCTGCTTGGGAGAGTTTAAAAATTCTTCCTTATATGTTAGGCGATAGCGCCGGAGAGATGGCATCAATTTTTGCTGGTGTTCCTGGTATTACTGCAGCAGTAGCTGCTCGTGTAAGTGAAGATGCTGAAACATATAAAAAGAATAACGATAAAGATCCTAGTGCGCATTGGATGATTGGTAGTGTATTAACTAATGCTGCTGCTTTATTTGGTGAAAAATTCCTTATCAAAAGTGGTGTAGGTGATATCATTGAAAAAGGTTTAAGTAAAGCTAAACGGGTTGGTGGTGTAGCTGCAAGTACAGTAGGAGAAGCAGTACAAGAATACTACGATCAAACACAACAAGAGTATATGACTCAAAAAACTGGAGAAAAAACTCTTGCTGAAATTGCTACAAGCCCGGAAGCACAGTTGGCAGCAGTCGCTGGTGGTGTTATGGGTGGCGCTCTTCGCGGTGCTGGTGAGATCGGTGGTGCTGCAATCGATACTGGTAAACCTTTATCAGAAAAACTTAATGCTGAGATCGAACGTAGAAAAGCCGCTAAAGCCGCCAAAGAAACTGAAGCAGTTGTAGGTGAATCTGTAAAGCTATCTACTACATACGGTGGAGTAGAAGCTGTAGCTACAAGGGAAACAGAACACAAAGACTCTATCGATAAAGCTATTGAATCTGGTGATATTCGTGGTGCTGTAGAAATTCTTAAAGCGTATAAAAACGATCTATCAAATGACTCTGAAAAGCTCATGAATAATGAGGAATTTGAGCAACGTTTAGCGACTGTTAAAAATATGGTAAATAAGACGTATAATGCTATTAACGAAAGCAAAGCAGATAAGAGTTCAGTAGATACCTTTGGTAGTTCTCCTGATCTAATTGATACAGCAATGTCTGATATTTCTGTAGATGAAGCAGAAACGTTTTTACGTAATTATAAAAAAGCAGCAGCACAGTTCGGTAGCGATCCTGTCGGTACTACACGCATCGAACAACATATAAATGCTAAAAAAACGTTAGCTATGGTAGAAACTGACGTAGCTACGGACATAAAAGCAAAAGCTGAAGCTGTACAAAATGCTGCTACTCCGTCCGAAAAAGAAACAGCAGTTGTTGAGTTTGAACGGTTTAAACAAGACCGTATTGATACAAGCAATAAACTAAATAACTGGCTTAAAAGTATCGAACAAGAAATTATGTCTGAAGCTGAAACAATGGTTCAGAATAAAGAAGCTAAAAACACTACTAATGCAGTGCGTAAAATAGTAGCTGAAGAACAGGCTAAACGCAAAGCTAATAAGCAAAAAGTAGAATATAAAGGTCAAACATACTATAATCCATACGAAACTAAGAATGTTCTTAAGAAAAAGACTGATGGTGTATGGGTATATGATACTACATACGCTTCTAAAGAAACAATTGCTAGACGTGTTATGTCTAACTTAATGGGTAAAGATCCTGAAATAGTAGGTATTTATACATTACAAAACGCAAAAGATACAGAACTGCAGGCGTTTAATGCTGCAGCTGCATTGGCGGGTATTGATACAAAAGCTGACATTGCTAAAGCTAAAGAAGCCAAAGCAAAAGTTGAGAAATCTATCACAGAGCAGAAAAAAGCTACTCCCAAGAAATCGGAACAAGTTTCGGATATGGAAGCAGAAAAGATTGCATATGAAGAAACAAAAACTACTCCGAAAAGTATTGAAGAAGTAACTGTTGTAGAGAAACCTGCAAAACTTGAAAAACTGCGTGCTGAAGTTAAGAGACGTAAAGAAGCAAAGGCTGTTAAAGAAACTGAAAAAGCTGCTATGATAGTAACTGATAGTATTATCAAAAAGTCTAAATTAGCTTCGGCTATGCAAAACCCTTTAGTGGCTAAGAGTACAACTAGTAGATTAGCAAATGATTCTGAAGCAGGTGTACAACTTAGTGAACTACTATCTACTCTAAGCGATAAACTTGATATCGATAATATTGAAAAAATTATTGCTGATAAGTTTACACTAAATGTATCTAATACGATTGAGCGTTATCGTGCAGTAGAAAATGATCCAGCTCGTGTATTGTTTTCTGAAGAAGGTACATTAGATTCTAATGCAGTGGCTGCTATAAGCAAAGCACTAATAGAGTATTTACTTAAGTATGGAAACAACATTCTACTTCAGGATCGTAATCAAGTAGCTCAAATGCTAGGATATGGTGATAACGTAGAACTAGTTCCTGCTGAAGCGTTCAGTAAACTTGGAGATAAAGTATTTAAGAAAAATGTAGCTGACGTATTAGCTAAATCTATTATGAAAGATCTAGGTATTAAAATCCGTGCAGGGGTAGATGAAGACCTTATTAAAGTGTATGGAGATGTATTCTCTAAAGCAATAAAAGCAGGACATGCACATCAAATGCCTAATAGATTTGAAGAGAAATTTATAGCAAGTTTAGGGCAAATGGCAGCGATTATTGGTGGAGAAATTGGCATTTTTACTAAATTAGATGCTGATGATCGTCCTGTACTTACACAAGAAGAATACGCAAGAATTGCAGCAGGCGATATAGAAGTAACAAATCCTGAGTTAAAGATGGACTTAATTGGTATCGGTCCATTAGGTAAATCTCTTGTACGTAATAAAGACATGTACGATACATTTAATAAAGCAGCTAAAGAGTTTACTGAAGGTACATATGTAAAAGAAGTACGTACTGAACCAATTTCAAGTAAAAAAGTAACTCATCGTGTAATTGCAGATGTATATAACGTAAAACAACAATCTATAGATGTCATTAACAAAGAACGTAGTAAACCTTGGAGACTTGATACAGAAGCTATCGATACTTTTGAAGGTATGAAAGATACTATGAAATTTTACATGGGTTACATGACTGATAAACAAATGGAAGAACTATCCTATGTAGACTATGAAAACCAAACAGCAAAAAATAATGCTATAACACTTAAACTTGATTTATTGAATAACCTGGTCAATAGACTTGGTGAAGACAACGTAGATGCTGATTTATTTTATGAATGGTTCTATGGTTCTAATGGTCGTTACTACTTAGATAATAATGAAGTAAATCCGCAGAATGATACATTTAATCGTTTCATTGTAGGTCTGAAATCCAATAGAGTAACTGTTGATCTATCAAAAGAAGATGCAAATAGTACGAAAACTTTTTATATAGCTTTAGCTCAATCATTCGGGAAAGATATTGATAAAATGAGTATTGAAGATTCCATTAAAGCCGGTAAAGAACTGTTTGATATGGGATCTAAAGAATTAACAAATCTTATTAATGATACAGAGAACTTTGAGCCGGAAGCGATAGGGCATACTATTCAAGGACTTCTTGCCGTTAAAGCTGCAGAAAAAGCTAAAGGTAAAGCGTTTGATACTAATCTAGTAATAGAAACAGACGCAGTTACAAGTGGTATTATCCTTAAGTTACTACAACTACCTTTAGTACAAGACGTAAAAAACTTGCTGAAACGTGGTGGAATTATTTTTGAAGACCAACCAGAATACTCTACGTTTACAGGTACAAATAAACTAATTGCAGACGGGCAGTTAGACTTATACCGTATGTTAGCACAGTCTTATGGTAAGGCAATTACATCACATCTAGATAGTAATGTTTGGAAGGTCGATACTAACAATCTCGATGATACAAGTTTAAAACGTGCTTTAGCTACTAATAGTAGACGTGAAGCAGTACTTAAGGCTTCAAGAGATGGTATTATGCCTATTTTTGAAACCGAAGGTGACAAAATTAAGGGTAAACTACGTAGTATCTTTAAACCCGTAGTTATGGTATTTGGATACGGTGGTGGTATTGGTAGCATTAAACGTAAATTTATTGGAGAAATAGTAGAAGAACTTCCTACAAAACTAGTAAAAGAGCTTTATAAATATCAAGATGATATGAGAAAAGGTAAAGTAGACAAAAGCTATAATATGCCTATACTTAACTTCTTTAAAGCACTAGATAAGAAACATGCAAATACTACATTTAATATTACAAATGTAAGACAAGCAGATGCTTTAATCAAATCGCTATTAAACAAAGATATACTTAACACAAAAGTATACGGTAAACAAACATTACGTTCTATAGCGATGTCAGATATGACTGCTTTGTATGGCGATACTTTGAGTAAAGCACTTGAGGATATCTTTGGTTCTGATCTAATTAACGCTAATACTACTATTAACAATGCGTTTAGAATGATGTTTAGAATCTTTAACCATAACTATAACCAGAAGTTAAAAGAATTTGCTGAAAAGACTGGACATGAAGCTAATGCAGAAGAAAAAGCTACGATTATCTTAGATATGAAAAAAGAATTTCCGGCTGTAGCACCTCCTTTTGCAAAGAATGATGAAAAAGGTATTATTATCGACCAAAAGACAAGTCCTGATACGTCAATAACTGCACAAACTTTAGGTTCATACAAACGTAAAGGTACTAAGGATTCTATGTCAATTGCTGCTGTAGTTAAAGAATTTGAAGAAGCAATTAGTGCAGGTAACGTTGTACCAATTCACTATATCGATGCTGCTATTATGGGACAAACATTACTTAATGTAGACGGTATCACACAAGTATTTGACGCTATTGTAGCTAATCTAGATAATGCAACGGAAGCTAACCTAGAATACAATTCGCAAGTAATTGAAGTATCAAAAAATTATAGTCTTACTGAAAAAGTATTAGAATCTTTAGATAGTGCTATTAGTACATTAGATGCTAAGACTAGGGCATTGTTTAATGATGAGACAGCAACAAATGAGTATGTCATTACTGGAAGATCTGAAGAAGATGCTTCTATTACTCTAGATGCCGTAGTCGAAGCAGTAAATACATTACATACTACTGCAACAGCAAAACGTAAAGAACTATTTAGTCAAAATATAAAATCTGATCACATGACAGGATTAGGTGCTGTGGTAGAAATAGATAGGAATGGTAATGTAGTAGAAAGTAAAAAGGCTGAAACTGCTAAAGAAGAATCTAAGACAGAAGTTGCTAAAGCAAATGAAGAACCACAAGGCAAAAATGATAATATACCAGCTATTAGTGTAGCTGAACCTACTATAGCAGAACTAGCTTTAATAGAAAGAGATTTAAAACAGGCTTACAAAAATTTAAGACAATTTAAATCCAATAAAAAGAAAGAACAAACAATTAAACCTGTTAAAAATTTAAAAGGTAAAGCTCTAGAAGTATCTGAAGCGGCAGAACCTACAATTGGCGGATCTGAAGAAGAAGCCAAAGCACGTATAGCTAAAATTTTCAAAAAAGAACTTGACGCAGACGCTATGTATAAAAACTTGTCGGATGAAGAAATAAAAGAACTAGAAGAAATGTTTGAAGTTGATTCTAAGTATAATAACGGTATAGTACCTGAAAATAAACAAACAAAAAAAGCTAAAGAAAACGCCTTGAAGAAGGAATGTAAAAGATGAGTTGTATTAGAGCACAAGGATACAAAGAGTACCAAGACGTAACAACAGAATATCTTGTCGAAGAATTTGGAATGACTCCTGAAAAAGCAGAAGTTGTTGCGTATAATGACTGGAAAAACTATGTTATTGAAAATAGTTCAGCAAAAGAAGCACAAATATTTACACAGATTGCAAATGCTGATGGTAGTATTGATGTACATTTTAATGGTAGTTTAAAACCTACTCGTATGCGTCTTGTAAACGTCGACGATGATAGTAAATACTATACGGTAGCTCTTCAAAATCTGAGCAGTAAAAATATATACGAATACAAATTTCTACACGGTCAAAGTAGAAGTATTGACGTAGATCGTAAGTTGAAAACAGGTGGTACTAAACCACAATACATTACTATTGATAATATGGGTAATATATTTGGAAGTTCTGACGATGTAAATATCAATCCTGATCTATATGATAAGCAAGAGCTTGATCTGTTAAATAACATCGAAAATAGTACTGCTATGTTAGATAAACTTGCTGATATAGATGGTACTGATTTATCAGGTAAACATCGAGCTAGACTAGGTGAAGTTTTGGGTATGTTTGTTAATAACCACAAAAACTTTATTCCTGAAATGAATGTATATCTTAATAAAAAAGCAGAAAAAGTTGGTGGTATTTTAAAAGTAGATGATGGTATCTACCTAGGAGTAAATTCAAGAGGTAAATTCACAAGTACAGATATCAGTAATTCAGAAATGTACGTTGAAGAGATTACACACGCTGCTACAGTATTTGCTATAAGTTCTGGTAATCCTGCAGCTAAAAGTGCTTTTACACGAATTCAACAACTTAGAGACCAAGTACGTGAAGAACTACGCAAGGACTTTGGTAATGATATGTGGAAAGCATTTTTACCAAAGACTAGCGTAGATCCTGTGTACGAAGAAAAACAAGCTAAAAAGATGTTTGACTATATCTTCAATAATGAAAAGACAGGTATTGAAGAGTTTATAGCAAAAGGGCTTACTTGGGAAGTATTTGCAGAAAAACTTGACAACATTAAAGTAAACAAACCTGTAGAGAGTGAACCTGAAACTATATATCAAGCGCTAGTACATTACTTAAATAAAATATTTAAATTTACAGAACGTATGTTTAAACGTGAAGGTTTTGATACAACAGCAACAGATGTTCTTGTTCGTATGAGTGCTCAATTAGCTCAAGCAAATAATACTGCAATCAAACGTACCAATAGTAACAAATTTGTAGAGTCTGTATTTGAACGAGTCGATAACTTGGACAAAGTAATGTCTGATTGGACTAAAAAACAAATAACCAGTAAACAAAAACTTATGAATCTCCCTAAGCCTCCCAGAAAAGGTGCTAGTAGATTAGAACACATAGTTTACATTGGAAAACTAATGCCATTTTTATTAGGCAACCGGGAAGGTCAGATTGCTGTAAAAGAACTTATGTATGCTCTTGGTATGAAGTATGGTAATGACATTCAAACATTTTATAATCAACTTACCGATCCAGATAATATGGCTAGAGCTGTAGAATATTTAGGACTATTAAATGAGAATGTTGATCGTGCTCGTGAGACTAGAGCTAAAATTACAGCAATGGGAGTTACTGAAGGGTTTAAACAGTTTAGTAAAGAAGAAAAAGAATCTCTTACTATCGCAGGATTAGATACTGATTTACAAGCTATTTACGGTGATTACGATGTAGTAGCATTACTTGAAGATGAAGAGCGTCTAAAAGTTGAATTGTCAATACTACGAAAACAACTTCGTACTAAAACAAAAAACAAAGAAACAAGTAACTATTACATGGCACAAGCAAAAGGTCTTGGTTACTATTTGGCTACTCATCAAGCTAAAAGTACAGCACAATTAATGAACGCCACATTAATCGCAAAAGGCCATAACAGAATTGGACGACTACGTACACCAGATGTAGATGAAGAAACAATTATTATGATCGACCAATTAGCTACAATGGAAGCGTTACTATATACTCCTACAGAAGCTAAAACTAAATTAGCTAATCTTATAAAACGTGAACCACAAGGTATGCAATACGTTATGGATTTAAGTGAAGGTATTATCAAAGAAGCTAGAATGAAGACTTTTGATGATGAACTTGGTATGATGAAAGGCTATACTAAAGAAATTTTTGATGAAGATGTAACAGTTGTTATACGTCCATCAAAAGATATAGCAAAATTAGCGAAAGACGGATTCAAGAAAGTAGTAGATCTAAAAAAAGCACCTGGTGATACATCATCTACGGCGATGGCGATGTACGTAAATGAATGGCATGCACAACAGAATCTAAAAAAAGGTGCATTACGTTACACAGATTTACACACTCGTGGTACAACACTATACGATGCACACAACGCAGATGATGAAGCATTAGCTGCTGAACGTTCTAAAATTAATGTTATATCTGTAGAGACAGCCAGTATCAAAGAGATAAGAGCTATGGAACTTGGTAAGTTTGATTTTGAAAATACAGATGATAGAAATTTAGTACCTGTGTATGGTAGAGACGGAAAAGTATCTAACTATAGATATATGATGAGTAAACGTGCAAAACGTGAATATCTACGTCAAGATATCAGCGCACCTGCGGTATTAGGTAGAACTGTTGCTAGTATACAAGATAAGATAAATACTGAAGATCATAATAATAAAGTTTTTGATATCATTAAAGAAGATATGAAAAACTATAATGATGTAACTGGAAAAAGCAATGTACCAGGAGCTAGATATAGATACTATAAGTTAGAAGCAAATAGTCCAGATCCTCAGATAGAAGACATTTGGAAAATTCTACCAAAACAGATTAAGCAAAAAATGAAAGATAACAATATGCCATACCTGGCAGTAAGAGCTGATCTGTTTAAAGCATACTTTGGTATGAGAGAGTGGGGCCTATTTGATATGATTGGAAATATACCATTGGTAGGTGAAGCACTGGTCGAACTAACGCCACAACAGTTAAAATACATCATGAGAGTAGCTGAACAAATCTGGTCTAATGTAGTCAATCTAGCTAAGGTAAATATAATTATTAAAATACCAGAAGTACTTATTCGTAATATTATTTCTAATATAATGATTGCGCCTATGTATGGACACTTTAATATAATAAAGGTAGCTCAATTGCAACTACGTGGGACAGTAGGATTATTTGATTATCTTGAAAAAGTACACGAACTTAATCGTCTTGAAAATGCAAAAATGGCTGGAAATCCAAACAACTTAGACATCGATAAGATTAAAAGTTTAAAAGAAGACTTGAAAAAACATCAAGTAGCAGATTTAGTTGATGCTGGAATGTTTCAAGCGATTGTTGAAGAGATGGGGAAAGATGAATTTAAGAGTAGTAATAGAGTAGCAAGATTTTTTGATAAGCAACTGGATAAGGTTCCAGGTTATGTTAAAGATGGAGCACACCTACTGTTTCTTACAGAAAAAACTAAATACTTTAATTTTATGACTAAAGCAACACAGTTTAGTGATTTTGCTTCAAGATATGCTTTATACGAACTTGAAAAAGAAAAGCAGGTAAGTAGATTAAATGGTAAGTTTGATGGTAAGAATATTATTCAAGTGGGAAATATTCCTTATTTTGAAGAAGTTGAAAATAAGGATGAGTGGGTTACGCGGAGTAAAGCAAAAGAGATGCTGCTTTCTAGATTGAAGGATATAGTATTAGATACTCATGTTAATTATAGTAAACTAGACGGTCCTGTTATGGATTGGTTAAATCGTGTCGGTTTAGCGATGTTTACTAAGTATGCGTTTAGGATTCAGAAACCTAACGTGAAAGCTGCAATAGACCATCCATTATACTATTTCTCAACTATTGGGTTACAACGGTTTATAGGTAATGTTGATGACATCAGTGACAGTTTTGCAGGACATTTAAATAAGTTCGGCAATACATCCGCCTTTACAGGACTAGTAGATGATTTACCGATATACCAAGCTATGAAGAACGTGTTCTAAAACAAGTTCTCTATGGCTTTGGTATTAATCTTTGGAGGGTTTATCAGTAGGTATAATGATACAAGCATTGATGCAATCATTCCTATCTGTAATCCCGTAATCGTACCGGCGAATAATAAAGCAATCACTACAAAGATTACAAAATCTAGGATAGCATCAATATATCGTTCGTGATTAAATTTCCATAGTATGATTAAAAAATTAAAAGCAGTTGCTATACTAGAAATTACCATAAATTCCATTAATTTTCCTTGTATGCTGAACGTAGTTCCATGAGAAGTTTCCCAAGATTATTTTCCCCAACACCGTTATACGTACCCCAAAACTTATCGTTCCAGTCATTACGTTCTTCAAGATACTCATTACCTGTAGCGAGCAGTTTTTCTAGTAAATCAGCATGTTGATGAAATTTTAGTTCTAGACTTAGTTTCATTGCTTCAATTTTTACACTATCCCAATCTGTACGACAAATTAGTCTATAATCTTTTCGATAAAGCATTCGTTTAGACTCTCTAGGCCCTACTTCAGCTATTATCTCTCTTTTATAGATTATATTTAACTTTAACGCTTGATATAGATTTTCAGAACTACTATAAACATAGTTATCAAATCCAAACATTGGGTAATATGTAGCTAATCCAGGATCCATATATATTTCACATGGATACATATTTGATAAAAATCTTTTCTCGTTTTTAAATTCTACATTGTCCCAATTAATTTCTTTTGGTTTTTTCATTTATTATTTTTTAGAATAAGCTAATTCGAGTTCAACATAACGCAGTACTTCTGAGGGTACAGGTTCAGTACCATGAAGTTCTTTTAACAGTTCGTAAGCTTTTGTGTATAATTCATTCATCTTGTGTCCTTTTGTCTAATAGTAGAATATCTGAATTGAATAACTCAGTATTTCCTGATTTTAATAAAGGATCGCCATTGTACCTAGCGTCCTTAAACTCCCGTAAAATTTCCTGTTCTTTATTATAAGCATCATAGCCAATATCATACTTCCAAATCTTAATTATTTCTATAGAAGATAACTCTTCTAACCCAAATCTAAATTCTACAGTTTTATTAGTAATACCAATTTTGTAAGCTTGGCCTTTATTTATAGACAAGTAATACAGAATAGCTGGTAATGTAGGTTTAAAACCTGGAATTGCGCATGACGGGCATCCTTGGCCTGATAAATGATTTGAAGGAATTTGTGTAAATTGTCCATGTACTTTACATAATATATTCACAGGAGTTCTAGAATTTTTATACTCTACATTACAGTAATCGTACATGTTTTTATGTACATGTTTAGCTTTTTCTATGAACTCTTTTGTACTATACTTTTTACTTTTTGCTCGTTGTATCTTGCCGCACTCAGGACAACCTTGACCCTTCAAGTGGTTTCCTGCTAATTGTTCAAAGTCTCCGTGTTGCGGACAATTGATAATTACTTTTTTATTGTATGCTTCATATTTTGTTTTCTCATAATTATATTTACCATTATGTACTTTAATGGCTTCTTGAATAAAGTCAGATCTTCGTAGTTTTGAGTTACGTATTAGAATAGCACATTGAGGACATTTGTCTCCTCGATTAGCATGTTTACCTGCAATTTGAGTAAATTCCCCATGTTCTGGGCATATAATCGTTATTTTATCTTTGTTAGTTAGGTACTTAACTTTACTATAATCGTAGTAGTTAGAATGTTCGTTATTGCATTTATCTATAAATTGTTCTTGTGTTAATTTAATACCCATAAATTTCCCCTATTTAATAGTATATCTTATAGATACTTAAAGGAAACTTAAGAAGGTTTACGCTTCGACAGGATTTTTTGCAGTTCTACTTCTGGTCCTACAAAATCTTTAGGTTTGATAAGTTTGCCATGTTCATCTTTAGGCATACCAAGTTTTTGCATATTGGCATGATTAACTACAAGAATACCGTGTTGGATTTGTTGTGGTGTAAGACCAAGTTTAGCCATAGAACCGATAGCAAATACAATAGCATCAATAGCTTTATCAAAACGATCTACATCAGAAAGTTTGTTTGCTTTGTTATGTGCAAGATCTACGATACTTCTAGAAATTTCTTTTGGTGAATAGTCTTCAGCATTTACCCGTTCTGCAAGAAATTCTAAATCAGTAAATCCTTCAAGCGCTTCTTCAATTTGAAAGCTCGATTCTAAAAAATCATCATAAGGACGATCAGCTAGACCAGCTTCAACTTGCCATTTATGAATGGCTTTAATAGGATTTTCCATGTTATTCCTTTATAGAAATTTTATCAACTTGAATTCGACAAAGACGTAAAAATTTAACACCTTCATCTGATTTATAGTCATCTGCATATACTACTCTGATAATACCAGATGCTGCCATTGCTTGCGCACATCCGATACATGGAGCATGTGATACATACATAGTAGCACCTTCTAATGCAATGCCTTTTTTTGCTGCATAAAAGATTATATTACGTTCGGCATGGATAGTAGATTCTTTAGTTTTGGTAACTAATCCTGTACCCTTACAATTGCTACATGTAGTTAATCCAAACATTTCAGTATCATAGTTTCCTACGCCATCACATAGTTTACATTTAGTAGTTTCTTCGCAACAATTATCTTGTCCTGAGATAGTACCGTTCCATCCATCAAGTATAGTACGGTTATCTCTAACTGCTACAGCACCTACTTGAAGACGTTTACAGTAAGACATACTTGCAGCTTCAAAACAACGATTTAAAAAATATCTATCGTATTTATACTGTTTATCTAGCGATGGTAGAATTATATCCATCGCATATTTATAGTCTTTCATTTAGAGAATATCTCCTCAGCAAATTCTGCAATATCAGAACGAACAATTCTTTCAAGAGGTACAGCATGCAGTTTAACTTTACGTTGTTCTTTAGTACATGCATCTAACAGTACAGACAGTCCATTAGTAAACTTAGTTATATATGGATGGTCAATCTGTTTATTGGAACCGATGATAATACCTTTTGTATTTTCACCAAACCGTGTTACGGTTTTTTGTAAAGATCCCTTAGAATAGTTTTGAGCTTCATCTATAATAACTACACGGTTTTTGATAGTTGTACCACGTAAACCTAGAGTGGTAGTTACTGTAATGTTATATTCCTCTAGTAGTTCTGATTTCTTACTGGATACGAACTCTTCGAGTTCCTTTCCTTTAAGTTTAGAATCTTTATAACGTCTACGTACAATAAAATCCATTACATCCCAAACAGGTGTAAAGAAAGGTGCATCTTTTTCTTCGTTACCAGAACGAAAACCATTTGCTTCTGCAGGTTCAACGTCGTCTACTGAAGTTCTAACATACACGATACCACCGTACTGACGATTTTTAACTAATTGAATTGCATTTGAAAATGCAGTTAACGTTTTACCTGTACCTGCTGATGCTTCACATACAACGATATGGACATTAGGGTTTTGAATAGCTTTTGATAGAAAAAGTTGACCTGTATTCATCGGTGCTGCGTCTTGACGACGTAACTCGTTTTCAGTGTCTTTTCCTATTACTTCAATATATCCATTACGGATAGTAGCTAATTTTGTTTGTCCAGTATATTCATCGTAGAATACGTAATTATAATTCTGTACTTCATATTCAGAATCTACAGCAGTAATTAGCTGATTATGCAGTTTAACAAATACTTCATTAGGTACAATTAGTTCTTTTACGAATTCACGTTCTTTGTACTCTACAAATTTTAAGTCAACTACATTTAAGCCTGCTGCTGCTGCACGTTCACTACAACCTGCATCGTTTGTCATTAGAGTTAATTGACCATTAAAATGTTTTGTATACTCTTTTGCTATATGAATAATACGACTGTCATTTTCAGCCATATCAAATTTTGGATAGTGCTCTTTTGATACAGTTTCAATGTAGATTTCATCATCGATTAGACTAGGTACTATAATCAAGTCCCCTATACGTTCTACCGGAAGTCTTGTTTTTCTTGTGAAGATACGAAAAAATTCTCTTACTTGATAACGAATTGTAGGATCGGTAGAATACTTCTTGCTATCAATTTCATCAAGAACTGTTTCAGGAATAATAAGATTATTTTCCTTGCCTAATGTAAGCACATTATGTGCATCTAGTAGAATAATATTCGTATCTAATACGAGGTAGGGTTTCATATATGTCCTTATAAAGGAAGTTCACTCACAAGTATTTGTGAGCAGTAGTGCTTGTTTATTTCCCCAACGTTCAATAACTTCGTCTTTACCCATCCAAAGGTCTTTACCGTCAATAACGTCTTGCATTTCGTTATCGGTAAGGAATCCTTTATAAAAGCATTTAAAAGTATTGTTAAGAGATTTATCAGCAAATTCTTGACGAGCTTTCATTTCATGACCTTTACCTGACATACCACCAGAGTAGTTATGAATCATAAAGGCAGTATGATTTGCTACTTCAATTTGATCACAGGCTAATGCAATAAGAGTACCTGCAGAAGCTACAGTTCCTGATAGTTTTGCGATAACGAGTGCGTCAGATTGCTCAATTGCATCGATGATCATAAATGCTGAATCGATAAGACCCCCAGGGGTATTTAAATAGACATAAAATGTATCAAGTACCGTAGCTGCACGAAGTTTATGACAAAATTCATTATACAGATAAGGATCTGAGATATTATCGCTAATATATACGTGAGTAATATTTTTATTTACAATAATAGGTACATCTTGATCCCAGACACTATATTTAGCAGTAGGTTGGACAGAGATTGGAATTTCCATTTATTTTCCTTCGAATTGTTTTTGTTTAAGCAAGTAACCTTCTAACGCCCAGATTTGATTACGGGCATCGTCAAAAGCGATTTTCTTACCAAGTTCTTCATCAAAATTACTCATAGATACTGCTGCAGATTTTCCTACTACAACGTATCCATTTTTTAAGTGCAATGCACAAATAGTAGTTGTAGTATTAGTTACTCTAAAATACTCACTATACAAAATAGTATCGGTGATACTTTTAGGAGTAAGTCTTGGAGCTGTTAAATTTTTATCTGTAATTTCTTGTTCGATTTCTAATTCAGTCATATTATACCTTTAAGTGTTCTTACCATGAAGGATATCTACAACTAGTTGGGAATATCCTGCAATATCTTTCCATGAATCATCGTAATAGGCATCACCATTAGCGATACGTCCTAATTTATGACAAATCATAATAATAGCTTCCATCATATAAGGCTCGATCGCTGGACCTTGTGGATGTGTTTTTGTGTAATGTGTTAATACAGTACTACGAAGTATACTAGATACTTCTGAATGGTTTTTAAACGATCCATAGCGATTACCACGTTGTTCTAAAGTTTCATTAATAGTTCCTGATGTATTTTCACCAGCATCGTTTACTTTTGCTACTTCTGACATTTTATTTCCTTTTTAGATTTATCCATGACAGCTAAGACATTCTGACTTATCTACATGGTATGTTGAGTCTTCGTTTAGACTATAAATGTAGTAAAGCGATTCTACCCATTCATCTATGGCTGCTAAATGGTGCAATCTTGAAATCTCTTCCTCAGATTCTTCTTTAGTGAAGTACAGATTAAGTGACTGTCCTTGACCACCGCCACCTTGAACCATAATACGCTGACGGTGAGAAGCCATTAAAATAATACTTTCTTGATTGATCTCAAAAGCTGTACGTAGATACATTTTTTCATGATCAGTCAACCAATTTTGTCCTTGTACAGAACCTTGGTTTTCTGCTACTTCACGCATAACTTCTTCGGTATAGTAGCCACGTTCTTTCATTAATCTAAGAAAGACGGGATTGACACGATAAATCGTACCACCTGCTGTATCTTGTTCATAAACATTAGCAAATACAGGACCAATACCTTCAGATACACCACCCATAATAACTGATGTAGATTTAGTAGGCGGTAGTGCTAAACGATGCGAAAAACGTTCACCATATCCTTTCATCCATTCAGGTTCTCCAACTTCTCTTGCAAGAAGTTTTGATGCCCGTAATGTTTCAGTATCAAGATGCTTCATTACAATTTGATTAAGTTGTACAGATTGAAAATCTCCGAAAGCCCAACCTTGCATTTGGTAGTATGTTGATAAACCAAGCATACCTAAACCGATTGCTCTTGATTTTTCAGTAAACGCAATAATACGTTCAAATCCAGGTTCTTGTTTGGCCTTAATAAGCATATCAGAAATTACTGCATCAAGAAATATAGTAGCAATTTGAACTGCATAAGTATTTTTCCATTCATCATATTTTGCAATATTCATAGAAGAAAGTACACAAGTAAATGAGTGATCTTTGTCAGACATCAAGTTAATTTCTGCACAGAGATTAGAATGTCTTACGTAAAAGTTTTTATCTTTATACATTTGAGGACGATGACGATTTACTTTATCAAGAAAATAAAAATATCCTTTTCCTGTGATCAGTTTAGTACGAAGAATCTTTTTCCAGATATAGTCTGCTCTTGCAGGATCTTTTTCAAAGAGTTCGTTAAACTCATCAGTCATATTCCAACCTATATCCCAACCTTTGTTGTCTGCAATAATTTGATCGCATAATTCATCAAAATCTAGATGAAGTGGGTTAAGGTATTGTCCAATAGAGCCTCTACGAGTACCTTGTGAAATATCTCGCATATCTTCTACTGCACCAGATGCAGGTTGCATAATCCCGTTAGCTGTACCACCTTTAGAGATAAGAGATCCTCTGTGTCTAACTGGATCTAGACACCAAGAAGTACCGTACCCACGTTGCGTCAATTGGGCAATTTCCATACGGGCTTGGTAAAAACTACGTATACTATCTCCGATGTAAGTACCGGAACATGCAATAGGATGTCCACGATTATTTCCCATATTCGTAAGGATTGGGGTAGATGGGGATAACCATCCTTTCCACATAACGTCAAAAAATGCATCATACCATGTAGTATAGCCAAAGTAAGATGGAATCTGGAAATCAGTAAGTTCTGCAGCACGTTTAGCGATACGAACATACATGTCACGTGGTGTCTCTGCAACATCAAGGTAGTTTTGCTCTGTAAGTAGTTGGTAACCTGCGGTAGTTAACCATTCTGGTGCAAGACCATCTTTTTGCAGTTGTTTGCGTTGATGTGATAAACGTTCATATTTATTGCTCATTTAAAATACCTTTCCTAAAATAAAGCCGACAATTCCAACAATAATTACTGAACCAAAATATAAATAAATTAAAGGTGTAAAATTAAATCCCATTTTATTTCTCCGTGTAAGGTAATCTTGATAGATTATCAAATTTCCAAGATCTACGATATTGGGAAGTATTTGCCGCAAAGAAGTCATGACTTTTAATAGATTTTGTTCCTTTATAGAACCAATCTGCAATAGTATTTTTTTCGATAGGATAGTATGGACTATATCCTAACATTTTTAAAACTTCATTTCCGCGTGAACGAATGAAGATTTTTAAATCTGCTCCTCTAATATCATTTATTGCTACATCTCCAGGGAAGGTATAGTCAATAATTGCATCTTCATGAGCAATAATTTCTTTTAGTACTGCAATGATATCAGCGTAACGTTTTCCATAATCTACACTTCTACCTGCTTTAACCTCTTCCATCATGTATGTCTGGAATAAGTATCCTGCAAACTTTCCGTGCAGTTGTTCATCTTGAATAACAAAATCTACGCCGGTCAGCGTATTTTTCATAAGATTATGTCCATTAGCTTTGAATGACTTTAGCATAGCAAAATTGCTAAATAGCAGTACTTGTTCAATCATAGCTACTGTAGCTAAAGATAATGGTTTATCAGCATCAAGATTAGACGTGATATGTGATAATAATTCTAATTTGTTCTTTAAAACAGTAATAGTTTGTTGATTCTTAGCAATAGTTTCTGGATCAATGTTAAGTACATCTGACATTTTTTGATAGAAGAATGCATGTACAGATTTTTCCATACGGGCAATCTCAGCACATGCTCCTTCAATTTCAGAATGTGGAAACCATTTTTGAATACGTTCCCATACTTCACCAACTTGCTGTTCAATCTCAACAAAAGTCTGTAGGGTTACGCTATTCAAATTAAACTGTTCTGGTGACATAATAGCCAAGAAATCATGTTTATCGTTTTCAACAGGAATTTCTTGAGCTGTCCAAGTAACATCTTGTTGATCTTCCATAATTTCTTTAGCTTGAGGGTAAAGATAGAGGCCAAATAGCGGATTTGGAGTCTCAATAGGGAGTTTTTCCATGTTCATTTCCTTCATTTAAAACCTTAATCTTATCAATCTTTAGCTTTAGTTTCAATAAATTCTTCAAATAGATATTTATGTTCAGCAGGAAGTTGTTCATAAATTGTAATAGCAAGATTACGAATCTCTTGAAGAGCAGCTTTGCTTGTGCGAAGTTGAAGAAAATTTTGTAAACTACGAGCATTAACTGTCCAAACTAAGGATGTCTTATAAGATTCGGGTAAACAGTATTTAGCCGTATCATTAGAAATGCCTTTAACTAATTGTTTCCAAAGTCCGTGTAAAGCAATTACACCGGCAGAATCTACAGAAGCATTTCCAGTAGTTACTAAGTATTTTTTTGCTCGTTCGGATGCTTCATTATTTACTAATATACATGGTGTTTTATCACTATCTAATGTTAGTTCTAGAAATGGCATTTCTTCTTTGAGCTCTTTTAAAGTATATCTAGTAGATTTTACACTAAGAGAGGCATGACGATGTCTAGCAAGTTCTTGAAGACATGCACGAGAAATACCATCAATATCGAACGAGTAATTAAGATGTTCTAAAGTAGAAGCATGTTTATTTTTATTGCCTACGCGATGAATTAACTCTCTGTCTTTGAAACCTTCCCCGTAAATTTCTACGTCATCTCCACCATGAGTTATTGAACCAATATGATAAGGTTCTCCATCTACCAAGAATGTGTCAGATTTATCTTCGCTTGCCCAACACTTTCGAATGGCACGAGCTGCCACCCAAAGTGGTGTATGATGTAGCAGCTCTACTTTCATAGAGTTAGCCTACACGAGTTTTAAGCGCAGCATAGGGACGGAATTTAGGAGTAGTTTTTCCGTTAGAACGTTCAAATTTTTCAAATTTACCAAAACCAGCGATACGAACTTCAGTACCTTCTGCAACAGTATCAGAGATAATATTAAGGAATTCGTTAAGAAATTCACCAGCAGCTTTTTTAGTTTGGAAATGTTCAGTACTTGCCATTGCAGCAATAAGTTGTTTTTTATTCATGTATATATCCTTACATATAGTTATTTGGTAGGATTTACATAGGTATCAGGTTTAAACTTTTCTATTTTACTAGTAGTAGGTTCCTGCCTAAAACCTGTGTTAGCTAATTATTTAGCAAACTTACTACGTTTAGCAGATGCAGCCGGAGCAGCTTTAGTAGAAGTGGAAGAACCACCTTTACGTGCTTCAATCATAGCAGTAACTTCTTCTTCTGTAACATCACGGTATCCAACGTCACCAAAATATTTGGATTGTTTTTCAAACCGTACACCAACTTCAGATTCATTAATAATTTCATCAGCAGAAGCATTATCGTTAGCCCGGAAGAAACCTTTAACAGTACGTTGTTCACCGATAGTACCATCTTTTTTACGGTAGTAGTCTTGTTTAATCCACATCTTAACTTCTACGTCTTCAAATTCTTCAAAGATAGCAACATCTTTTTCAGAACCACCTTTACCGATAGGAAGAGTAGCTTCAACCGGTTCAAAGCTAGTTTCGATATCTACATCGGCAATTGTACACAGACTACCAAATACTTTTTGATTACCCTCAAGAATTTTAGAGTTATCATAAGTAGCCATAGGAAGAGCTCCATACAGCATTTGTTTGTTATCGTTTCCAAGATCTACGTAAAACCCAATAGAGGTAGCTCCGTGTTCGTTTTGGTCTACAGTTACAGCAAGAATAGTTACACCATAAACACCAGAGGTAGCAATAAATGTAGTACCACCTGTAGGTTTAGCAACGTCTTCTTTTGTAACGCTTAATTTGAATGACATTTCATGTCCTTTATAAATAATTTTTTGAGGTAGTTATACACTCAGCAGAACACTAGGGAGAGATCTAGTGCTCAGATGAAGGTATAGGTATAGGTGGTAGGATTCGAACCTGCTACTCACCATTTACTTCTTCATAATTAAAATAGTGCCTAGATATCTTTATAGTCCGCTCTAGGCTATAGACTTTATTTAAACTACTATCATTACTGACGCATTACGAAGACTCGTCTTGGGTTTTGTTTAAATTACGATGTACCATACACCGTTATTCCACTTATAGTAGTTTAAGTAAGCACACCAGTTTGTTTTACAGGTTTAGAGAATGTCTGTTGTGCTAGTGCTCTGCCTAACCTAGCCAAGAGTGCACTCCCGCTAGGACGTTATATTGACTTAAATAGTCCATTCATCAGCTTCATCAGCTGCAGATTCAAGCAGTTCAATGTGCGCATTAATATCAAATTCACCCATTTCAACAGAATCAGGCACATTTTCTTGAAGAGTACGACAAGGAAATTTCGGAGTACGGTAATGTACAATCCGTTTACTACCTTTGATTTCAATAAAGACAGCTTCATCGGTAACAGATAACCAACTACCGTTTTTACCGAAACTACCCGGTGCATTAATTTTGTATTTCTGTGTCTCTTGATCATACTGACAGTGAGATGTAAAGATTACATTGATACCTGCTGGAAGGATACCATCTTCAAGATATGCATTTAATTCAAGAATATCTTTACCAAGACCTGCCCATACAGCAAAACCTGTAGCTTTTTCGCTCCAGTATTTTTCCATATTATTAGCAAGGTGAGTAACAGAATCGATAACTAAAGTACGAGGAAGTTTTCCAAATTTTTCTTCGTAAGCTTCAAGTTTTTCTGCAGTAGTATTTGTGAGTTCGTCTAGACCGTTATATTCCGAATAACGAAAGTGAGCAACTTTGCCACGGAATGCTTTGTTATCTGTAGACATAACAAGAGCATCTTCAAGTTTACTAATTAAAGTAGTTTTACCAGAGTTTTCAAGAGCGACAACTCCAAATTTGATTCCGTTTGCCATTATTATTTTCCTTTGTTTTAATTTTATTTTCGATTTCTACTATGTATCTACTAAAGCATTTTTCACAGCGTTCATCATTGTGTACAATTTCAGGATAACCTATATGTCCACACTTCTTACAATACCATTGTGACATTAGTTTTTCTTTATTTAAGAGTTACCGAATTTATCGTAATAACAAGATGTAGGTCCACCACTTCTAGTAAAACCTCCCTCATCTTCTTCAAGATAAGTATAGGTATGACCGTCTTTTTTATCTGTATAAGTAAATCCGCTATTGCCATTAGAATTGATAGGTGTAAATGTATCTTCTGTATTTTTAAAATATTCTTCAAGGTCAAAGTATTCATTTACAAACATTGCTTTTCCTTTTTATAAAAGTAGATTGAATCTACTTCGAAATTTTCTAAATACTCTTCTGAATATTCACCAGAGTCTTTCATATCTTGTAGTGCTTTTTCCGCCTCTTCTTTAGTTTCATAAGCACCTTCAATAATAGAGTACGGTTCAGGTTCATAGTCATTACGCAAAATATAAATTATAGTATGTTTCATTATGATTCCTTTAGCTGCATTGATTTAAACAGAAGGTAATTTAATTCTGGTCGTTCTTTTGATAACAATATTGTATCAGAAATAAGCTGAAGAACATCTTCAATAGCTCGATAATCTACATCTGTGATCAATTTAGTCACTTTAAAAATGCGTATTGGAAGAGTTTTTGTAGGTCGTACGACATATACAAGACGAATTTTATCAATCTCAATACCTTCATGTTTGCACATCCAAGCATATGCCATTAATTGAATATAATAATTCCAAGGAATACTTTCTGTATTAGGTTTTGTTGATACGTTTTTATAATCTACAATACAAGATCCGGTACGATTATCAAAAGTACCTGCTACGTAAATACCGTTTTTTACTTCCTTAAAAAGACTACGTTCAACCTCTGTAGGTTTATTATGACGAATATAATCATTAATTAACGCTTTAGCCATATCAGGATATAAATCTCTAATTTCTTGTATATTAATATTTGGTTTAAACTGCTGTCTCATAAGGTATTTTTCTACATCTTCTCTAGTAAGAGTCTCACCTCTTACGTATGCTTCAGCTAAACCATGAACAATACTACCTAGTACTGTTGCTGTAGATCCTTCAAATTTTTCTTCACAGGTTACTTGCTCTTTGTACCAAACAATAGGCATTTCAAAAAATTTTGAAATAGCTGAAGGAGATATTTTAAAAATACAATCTTCTGGTAATGGTACTTTAACATGATCAAATATCATCGATTCTTTACTCATTTAAAATCCTCACAGGTTATATATTTAGGTTTGTAGTTAATTGCTGCATGTTCTAATTCAGCTTCAGCTTTTAACTCATTACAATATTGTTTAATAGCATATTTAGCAGTACCTTCAGTAGCATATGTCCTTGGTTCACATCCATAATAATAGCAATCTTCGTGTAGTGAAGTCCAATATCGAATTAACCATAAAAAATGAGTTTTTCGTTCGGCTATATATCTACCATTATCAAGTAAACGTATTCTAAACTGTTTCATCTAATTCCTTTAATACTTTTTTAATGTCTTCTATAGATGCATTAGTAGGAATTTGGTGAAGACTTGCCCAATCATATCCTATCTCACCAGTTGCTTCGTTTTTTACGATCTGATCAACGATAAAATCAGTAGCCATAATACTTGTAATATTATCATTCAGCCATTTAATAACTTCTGGATCTTTTTCTACAATCAAATAAATCGAATCGTAGATAGTAGAAGTTACTTGAATTTTACTATGCCAATCTTTTTCATCTAGTAAACTATGAATTTTGTTAATAGTCAATGCAGTAAGAATTGACCAAAATTGACAAGTACCGTTATTCAGTGTTCTAATATCACGTCCTGGATTATCAGTACGTAAATAGAAACCCATACCTAAATGAACACGTTTATATTTTTCCGCGGTAGTTAATACGTAGTTTTCTCGATAGTCAGTAATTCCTGGGTATAATGTAAAGTGGTAATTCTCAAAAATCTTAGTAGCTTCTTCAAGACTAATCTTAAGAGATTTAGATACTTTAGGTGGATATGCTCCATAACTTAAACCAAAGGTTGCTGGTTTACCTTTTTGTCTAATTGCTTTAAGTTCTTTATGCCCTTCTTCACAAAGTCTAAAAAATTCTTTTACATCAGTTACGGTATCACCTGTAAGTTCCATATACTGAGCAATTTCATCACGAAAATACCCATAAGCATTCAAACAATGACCATCAAGTTCCTGAAGAAAGACGTTACATTTATTTTCATCTTTTGTTAATGACGCAATAACACGATCTTCAAGTGCGGAATAATCAATTGCATATACTATATAACCTTCAGGTGCAATAAAACAGCGTTTTATAGGTTTACTATAAATTGATCTAGTACTTGGTGTATTAAGCATATTCCTTATGTTCAGTACAAGGCGTTAATTTGTACTCGGGATTTTACCCAGCTGCATATTACTATACAGAGCAGACTATATCAACACCCTCATGGGGTGGAATCCGTTTCGGATCACTTGATCCTACGAGCATTTCAGCTCTAGTCGTTAGGCATTTGAATAATGTTCTTAGGACGATCATAAAGACCGTATTTATCAATAAGGTAATTTACGTGCAAAGCAGCTTCTTCCTCACTATTAAATCGTTTACGTTCAAGGTTTTTACCTTCATGACGAATAGTAGCAGTCCATTTACCTCTAGCTTTATCAAAACCTACGTTATGGTAGATGGAGGTAGGATTAGGTAAATGTTTTTTACCCAAACTATTTTTATTAGTATAGATTTTATTGTATGTTCCAGTAGCCATACTATACTGTTTGTTGTGGCTTCTAGAACACCATTCTAGATTTGTTACTGCGTTATTGCTCTTAACTTCATCTTTATGGTTAACTTCCGGTAGTTTATCAACATTTTCTAGAAATGTTTCTGCAACTACTCTATGTACTAATTTTTTTGTACGCACAGTGTTAACTCTAAAATCTATACAGGCATATCCTTTGTTGTTTATATAAAACTTCATTAGATTACCACGTTTATTTCTTATTTTACCTAAGTCAGAAACTTCATAAAAGTTTTCAAAGCCTTTTACTGGTTTCCAAATTTCATTATTATTTAGCACGGGATTGTCCTTTATGGTATGTTTAAATGTAGGTGTATTTTATACCACTTCAAGTTAAATATACCTTAAGTGGGAGTTTCCCCGTTTAGGATTCTTTCAACATAACATTACTGCTATGAGGCCCTGTGAAATACTTAAAAAGTGATAGCAATATTCACCGATTTATCATTTGTTTATTTTCATCAATCGAGGTTTAATGCTTATTTAAATAAGGTTCTCAAGGTTTCTTAGATGTATACCTACCGCTTTTAGCCCCTAGTAGATTATACTCGCCGTGTAGACGTAATGTACCATCGTTATGTAAAATAGTATACTTATAAAAAGCATTAATAAAATTATTACGAACGATAGCAGCAAATGAATGATCAATAAATGCTTGATACAGTTCTAGTAATACAGGTTCATCTTCTGTACGTTGTAGTTCTTCAATTTGATCTCTACCCCAACTAGGAAGACCTGTTTCTTTAGAATAAGCTAGTGGTTCAATGTTTAACCATTCAAATAATTCTTGCTTCTGTTTAGAAGATGCTGGGTTAAATGATCCCATCACTTTTTCAAATGATATATCCATAATCTGTTGGTAGTATGATTTATTATAAATAAGTGCTTTATCTCTAGCCAATCTCTCCATAGCCTCTTTTGCCCGAGTACTATTAGGATCTATTGTTTTTTTAAGCAATCGTTTTAATTCATGATACTCTTCTGCATAAGGTTTAACATCCCTAGCAGACCATTTTGGTATACCTGGAAATACTTCTTCTATTGGAGTAACTATATCATATAGCGTTTCTGCATTATCTTCAATAAATACTGACATATAATAGCTACGATGTATCATATCGTTTGCTTTAAATGGCTTTCTATAGAAATTAATATCACGCATTTTAGATTGCAGTTCCTGTTTAAGATTTTCTGCTACTGCTGGATATTTATCTTTAAGAAACTCTTTAATGCAGAGATTGTTATCGATTGTATCTTGTACTTTTTCTAAAATACTATCTAATTGTAGTTCTAACTCGTGAACTTTATTTAAATCAATTGGTAGACCATTATGCATAATACGTACAGTATCTGCTACTAGATACTTAGCTACGTTTTCATAAAACCATCCATCCGGAAAATTTTGGTCTTTAGGTTCTGCTAAAGGAAGTAAATCAATTGGACATGTCATTTTATTCCTTTTTAAAACGGTAAATACATTGGATGTTCTTCATCATACTGTTCAGGATGGATTACTTCTTGGATTTCAAGCCATAAAGCAAATGTAGCACAACTATCGATACCTGCGTATTTTAACAATTCTTCGTTGTGCATATTCTCAAGATTAAAATGATCTTTTGATACTGCCCATTCTCCATATTTGTAACCCATGAGATGTTTAAGACCTACCTTAGCCTCTAGTGGGTTTGTATGATTCAATTGTGTTTTAGCTAGTACTTCAGTATCTTCGTAGTTTTTAGGCAATTTCCCTGTATGAAACATTATGTGTTTACCATCAAATGATAGGTTATGCCATATTTGTTTTCTTGACGTACTAATAAGCCAACGAAAAATTGCTTTACGCTTTTGTTCAGTATCAAGAATTGCTACAAATGCATCAGTAGGGCTCCAAGCCACAGACAAATGAGTAACGTAAGTGAGGGAAGGATGCGACAAACCATCTGACTCGATGTACTGTCTAATTTGACGTTTTTCTTCTCTACTAATTTCTGTATGCTTTTCAAGATACTCCTTCATTTCCACTTTTTCTACATCCGTCCATCTAGACGCTGCTTCAAAGTCACATGCTATGATGTTAGGTAGCTTATTTAATGTACTCATAATAGTGTATAGGTTATTCGAATAAGTATAGTTTATACTAGTTACAAATTGCATTAAAATTTTCCTGTAAATAAATAGTATAAGCGCTGTAAAAAAGACATATTTTGAAAACGTTTTACCAAACTTCTATAACCAATCATATTTTGATAGTACATACTATTTTTATGTGTTAGATTTGTAATCTCTTCTTGTAAATTATCATATACTTCAAATGGAATACCTAAAAGTTTCTGCACTTTATCTGACCATCCAATAACTATTTCCCCGTATTTAGGATGATTGAATCTACGCCCATGAATATCCTCAACAGTAACCTCTACTTTTTCGTAAGGTGTAGTTGAGGAAGGATATTTTATAGGAAATTTACAATGTTGCAGTCTAGTATAAAACTCATCTTCTGTAGTTTCTATCGCTTTAAGATCAGTAACTACTAGCATATCATTCCTTTGATTTATTTATTGTCCCAATCAAGTACATCGTATCTACAAATAAATACGTACCAAGCTAATTTAAATCTTTTAAAAGACCAATAAGTAATAGGTCTAGCTGGTTTCCAAAAATTAGGAAAATTTTTATCCTCTTCATATACATTATATTTTACTATCTCAGTAGGTGTATAGATATCCATATTATCCCTTAATTATAAGTTTTTCTGAGATAATGGCACATACCTAGTGCATCACATCTTCCATCAATAATTCCACCTTTAGGTCCTGTCAATTCCGCTTGAGGATAAATTTTAGAAATTGCTTCATAAATACCTTTTTTTCCTGATTTGGCAGGAACTCCGCAAGCTTTCTGCCAAAGTTGAGGACGTATTAGTTCATAACCCATATCAAATGCTTGTAAAATACCTTCAAGTTCTCCAAGTCGTTGACCAAAGCTAAACATAGATGAAACACCTTGTCCAGGCATTGCATGTACTTTTTCTAGTGCAATCATGGTAGGTTCAAGATCTTCATCCCTAATATCACCTAGTGTTGTAATATATCCACGAAGACCGTTAGTTTTATAGTCTGTAAAGAATACATTATTTTCTTCAGTTAAAATACACATACTTCCTGAAGCACCTGGATCAATTGCTAACCATATTTTCATCTGTATTCCTTTAAAGGTTTACTACAGAAGCGTCTATAAGTATCACTACGTCTACTAGTAGAACAAGATTTTTGGTTTATTAAACCTAATAGATCATTCTCATCAGGTTCAAACAAGTATTCTTCAGGATCAATCATACTAAGTTCCATATCGAGTTCTATGTTTAATGCATCTTCAAAAGCCATTAAAGCATATTCTCCTCTTGGAATAGAGAAATTTGAATACATATTTATTCCTTAGAAAAAGTTCCAATAGCTTCGATAGCCAGTGCTTGTCGTTCATCACGACTATAGTAACCAATATTATCCAATACGGTATGATATGCTTTCATAAGATTGTTATGTTCTTGCTGATATAAATAGTCTTGTTCATGATCTTCATATCTAACTTGTGCAAGTTCATTAATATCTTCTTCAGTAATTTGATATTGACTTAAACTTTCAATCATTATTTATCCTTTGCAAAATTCTTTCATTACAATTTTATCTAAAATTTCATAATCAACGTCTTGAGGTTTATAGGCTAGTTTAAGTTCGTCATAAATATCATTTAAACGTTTAATATATCTATCTCTTGTTTCTTCTGCTTCTTTTAATGATAGTTTTCCACGTTTGATCGCTATTAATTCTTTACGAGCTTCTCCGCCATAAGATAACACCTTTTGAGATGGATGTACCAGTTTAACGTTTAACAAATCTACTAATCTGATAATATGATGTAGTTGTTTTGTCAAGAGTTTTTACATCATAATTATCTGCAGTTGTTATGTAGACCACACGCATATTTACCCTTTAAAAATTTATTTATCCGAAGACTTTATTACCTAAAAATCTCATAATATAAAATTCTGCTTTGTAGCAGTACCA